GACCCTTCCGGATGGCCGCATTAAACAGCTTGGCCCGCATGGTTTGGAGCCTTGCGAGCATGTTTTCACGATCCCGGCTCCAATCTTCCGCGTTCCACGCGTTGACGGCTTCCCAGTCGCGCCAAGCGGTTGCCACGGACACGCCCTCACGATCCGCGTGATCGAGTACCAGCTGGCGAGCTGACAGCCCCTCCAATTGGCGCCGGTACAGTCGCTGTTGGCGCTGCTCAATCAACGCGTTAGGGTTGCGCTTCCCATAGGGTCGCTGTTGTTTCTCTACAGCTTCCGGAGAATCTTCCGGCGCCTGGTTGATAGCTTCCGGCTGATCCGTCACTGTTACAATCCCCGCGTGATTGGTTCAATCTTAGCCCAGTAAAAAGCCCGGCACTGTGGCCGGGCGGTGTGGTCGGTGGGATGCGCGGTTCAGCGGTAGCAGGCAATCAGCACACGCGCCATAGCCTTAGCAAGACAGACCCCGGTGCTGAGACTGTAGAAGTCCCCAGCTGCGGTGATCTTGGAGTGATCAACGCGGGAGTAGAGTGCCCGGGCTGCATCGTCCCAACGGGCTAGGGGGATGTCGTTGAAGTGGGGATCTGTGCTGGCTAGCAGCTCTTCGGGCCCGAACTTGCCGGAGAGTGCCGACCTATAGCCGGGGCCGGCGAACTGCAGGAAGTAGGCATCGAACAGTTCGGCACTGTGCGCCAGGTACTGTTTGCGCGTGATGGTGGCCATTTGGGTTACCTTAGGTAGGGTTAACTGTGCAAGAGTAGCACGGACTCAGGAGCTGGTCTGTTCGCCAGCAAATTTCAGCACGGTGTAAGGGGTCAGGGCTGGCCAGGCGCTGAACTCATGGGGCCTGTCCCCTGCGATGAAGGTAACCTGCCAACCGCCCGTGCTGATCATGGTTCCATGGTCTGGTGCCAGGCGATACAGCTCCCTTTCCGCCGTGCCTCTGATGTAAGAAGCGGCAGATTCGTCTGTCTCGTGGTGGACCGTTGGGTTGATCCGCCGCACGGCCTTGGCCACCAGGTCAAGGGTGGGCTGATCCCAGGTCACACGGGGCCAGGGGCGGTCAGTGGTGTTTTGAGTCATGGTTGAGCCTTAGGGTGGGGTCTCTTGTGCAAGTGTAAGGGCAGGTCGCCGGGGTGTCAACCCCTCAGACGTTCCAATGAGCGTGGTAGGGGTCAAACTCAATCACGCGCCAGCCCTGCCAGGGTTCGGCGGTACCGTCCGCACGGATGAACCTCCACTCTCCCTTATGCTGACTGACCCCGCAACGGCAGGGCACCAATTCCAGCAGGGCATTCAGCCGACTCTTGGTCGTGACGGTGCGCCAGCCCTCGCCATCGCTGATGTTAAGCGTCCCGGTGCCGGGCTGATAAATTCCAATCCTGTTGCCGTGCAAGCGAACCACGGCCTGCGATCCCCCGAAGGTGGCGGAGTTATAGGACCATTCAACCGATGTATTGCCACTGCGCCAGTTGGCACCAGTTCGCAGGGCGTGCAACATCCTTTCTTCAATCTGTCGCATGGCGGGGTGTGCCGTTGTGCTTGCCCATTGTGGGCCCCAGCCCCAGCCATCGCCTGCCGTTGTTGTGCAAGTTTACAAATCGGCTGGGAGGGTTGCGCGTGCTGCTACCGTTGCACAGTTACCCCAACCCATAGGGAACCATGAGCGGTGGAGAGTGGAACACCAGACGAGAGCTTAAGCAGCAAGCGGCGGACGCCCGGGAGCTGCTGCGCGAGCAGATCAGGCTAGAGAAACGCCAGCTTCGGGATTTGCGCTATTGCGCCGAACGGTCCACCCTGACCCAGTCAGACTGGGCCGATTTTCTGAAATTGCATCAGCAGCATGGCCGCGAGGGTTTGCGCCAGCTATGGGAGGATCTAATCCCCTACTGGGAGGTGTGCCAACGCCTCAACGGGGGCGCCCCATGCCCACCCGACCTCAAGCCGGATTGGTTGGCTGAAATTAAGTGCCAAAAAAACGCGCATCCAGAACGGACACGCCCGACCACCAGAAAGGCCCCAGGCTCACCCCGCAAACCCCGCACCGATAAGGGCAAGCCCCGCCCCAAATACTCGCGGCAATAGTTGCCGGCGGTGACCCAACCCAACGGACACGCCCCCCGCTTCTCGACAAGTGGGGGGCTCTTCTTGCTGGCCGGTACGCAATACGCTCCACTCCCATACCACCCCAGCGGGCAGTACCCCACCCGGACCACTGGCGTCTGGAGCTGTAATATTGTAGAGGCGATTAGGGCAAGCATGAATGGAATTCCAGTCCTTGAATGGGTTTTTGCGAGGCGTTAGCCGAGCTTGAATGGGTTTTCTGCTAGTGTTAAAGGGTATGAAGGGGTTTTCGCGAGGGCGAAGCCCGCGCTATGAATGGGATTTTGAATGGCGTCTAGCGGCAATGGCACCAGGCCTTTAGGGGCGCAGCAACGGAATTGGTTGCGGTTCCTGCGGGCCAATCCGGGGCCGAACTTTGTGGAGCTGCCCCAGAGAGATCTGGAGGTGATGAAGGCGCTCCAGGGCAGGGGGTTGGTGAGCATGGAGGAGACAACCATCACAAGCAAGCGGGGCGTTTCGGTGTGGGAGGTTAAGGCGCTCCAGTGAGGTCCAAGAAGTAACGCTCCACGCGCCCAAGGAAAGAGTCTTTGGCCCACGCCAGGTCATCCACCCCAAAGACGAAAACGTCTGGCTTGCCGCAACGCCGGGCCAATACCACGGCTGCTCCAGAGGGCTTGAGTCCGGTCATATATTCCAGTCCGAGGGCATATGCTCCAAGCTGATCGAAATAGCTGTGCCCGCGTCCGATCTCCTTGCGTCCCACGCTGGTTTTCCAGTCCGCAACGATTAACCCTGAATGGCCTTTCAGTGAGACCAGTGCGTCGCAGGTTCCAGCGAAGCCAGCCGGGTGATGAATGGAAAATTCTGAGGCAAAAATTTCGGTGACATTCTCAGCGATCCAGCCGGAAAGCCCCCGGGCATAACCGGAGGCGCTCCAGCCGACTTTGGGGACGTTGGGGTGGACTTTGCTGAGGGCCCACTCCGTAATCTTGCTGGGGATGCGGGCGAGGCCCTGGTCGTCCCAGTGAATGGCGTTGCGCTTGTTTGCAGTGCTACGTGCCAGGCGTTGTGAAGTTTTGAGAAGATATTCGGCCTGTGAATGGGCCATGTTGCCGCGATTCGCAGCAACGTCTCGTTGTTGAGAAGCCTCGGCCTCCCCCAGTCGTGCGACCCAGCGATCCAGTCCGGTGGTGTCGCTGGTTTCCTTAAGAATATGTGTAACAGAAGAGTACACATTACCTTTATCGTCCCTGTAAACCCTGTAGGGTCCCGAATTATCCTGTACCAGTTTTCGATGTTTTAAACCAGCGAGAGTGTCTTGTGTGTTGGACATCGAAGATACTACTTCCCTCTTGGATTCTACTACCTGTGTCAACTAGCTGCTCCAGGTGAGGCCATGTCGCCGAAATGCAAAACTGCTGCGTCTGCATAGGCTTTAGCTGCTTCCTCTGTAGTAGGGAAACAACCCAAATGGATAAGTTCTCCGTTTACGCGAATACGTGCTTGGTAGCTGCTGCACCGTGAAAGTTTACGCACTCCTTTTACGCCGAGTGTATTGTTCTTGTACACAGTAGTGTTTCGCGGTTGTTCTCCAGCTTGTACTAAGCGCAGATTGAATGGGCAATTGTTTGCTCTGTTGCGGTCGGCGTGGTCAATTTCTTGTGTACCAGGATCTTTACCGCTTAACCAAGCCCACACAAGGCGGTGGGCGTAGTACTTGTCCCCGTTAAATGCTCCGAAGACATACCCACTCGTAGAAATGACTCCGAATGGGCCGCGTTTTGAGACAACACCTTTACGAGGGCGGCGAATAAGCCTGCCATCCCAAAGCCGGAGATCGAATGCCTCCCACAGCTCTTCGGCAGCTGGAAGGGGCTTGTATGCTTTTGCCATCGCCTAGTACAGATAGGTGGTCGGGGGCAGGGTGTTGCAAGCACCGCTGCCCCACAATTTTACCCGTTACGCAGGCTTAAAAGGGTTCCCGTTTGTGAGGAGCCTCGAGATATCGAAGCCCTCTGCTTTCGCCTCAATCCAGGCTGAATCCAGGTGCTCTTGGCTGCCCTTCTTACGGGGTGCAGGGCGAAGGGTGTACTCAGTGGTAAGACCGGCACCCTTCTTGGACAGGATGAAGTCCCACTCCAGGAGATTTTCATAATCCTCCATTTGGCTGACCTGATCCAGCTCCTTGATGATTGACTTCTGGGTCAACTGCAGGACCTGGACTTTGCCCGCGTCATACACGTACACAGGGACCGCTATGAAAAATTTGATGTCCACGGTGCCAGGGCCGCCACGGCCTTCGCGGGGCTCGAAGTCGCCCAGTTCGGCGGTCACGTCCTCGGGGGTGGGCTGGTGGTCGAAGCGGAACGGCTTGGATTGGCCATCGCACTGGCCCCAGCACTCGAAGCCTTCGAGGGGTTGGTCGGACAGCAGTGCGAAGCGCACGGAGCCGCCGTCGGGAAGTTTGGAAACTTGCAGGTAGCCGCCGCCGGAAGCGGAGCCCGAAACGGATGCTGCGGCTTGCTTGGAAAGGAATCCCATGGTCGTGTTTGTAGGGTTTGGTCGGGCTGTGTTGCCCAACGTGTGACACAGTAACACGGGGTTGCCCCCGCGTCTACCCTAATGAAACGGCCCCAGCGAGAAACCGCCGGAGCCGTAGAAACACACATTCCTGTAGGAGTCTAACACTGTGTCAAGAGAGTCTCAAGAGTTGCTGGCTTTTGTGCGCCAGTTGCCGGTGGGCATGGCATACACCCCCATCTACGCCAAGGGCTGCAAGCTGGTTTCCGGCACCGTCAGCAAGGGCAAGACGCCGCTGGAGCGGGCGCACCACGCTGACCTGAATCCGTCTGATGTGGCACTTCAGATCGAGCGGAAGCCGGATGTGTTCCGGGCTGTGGGTGTGTTTACCGGTGCCAGGAGCAAGGGTCTCGTGATTCTTGACGTGGATCGCAACCTGGCCAAGTTGAAGAGCAAGTGGGGTGAGTCCCTGGAAGGGGCCCCCATGGTTACCAGCACCAAGCCGAATGCGGCCAAGTACCTGTTTCGGGTGCCCGAGGAGCTGTGGCCCGACGTCAAAGGTTTTGGCCTTTCGGATACAGGGGCGGGCTATGAGGTCCTGTGGGGCCGCCAGGGGCTCCTGTACGGGGCTTACCCGGGGTCTAGCGATGGGAAGGGCCTGGAGGGCTTCTACGGCTTTGTAGGCGATCTGGAGGCCATTCCAGAAGCTCCAGGGTGGTTGCTGGCGGAGATGAAGGACCACGCCGGGAAAGAGGTGGCCGACGGGGGTTTTATTAAGAACCGTAAAGCCCTGGATTTCTCAGATCGAGACCCGGGTGAGGTGGCTGAGATTATTCAGTCCGCGCTGCGGGTGATTCCAGGGCAGGGGGCTGGTAGTCGGGACCACTGGATCAAGGTGGGTATGGCGATCCACTCGGAGTTGCCGACTGAGTTGGGCATGACGTTGTGGTCGGCCTGGTCGGCGGATGATCCCGAGTACGCCGATGAATGGTCCGACGCCAATCCCTGTGAGCAGGTCTGGAAGAGCTTCAAGAAGGGCTCTGTGACCTTGGGGACGCTGTTTTGGATGGCGGACCAGCAGATGCCCGGACGGCTGTGGTTGCCCGAGGATTTGCGCAAGGTGGTGACCCAGCTGGAGGAGGCTGCAGGGGACTACGAAAAACTTCCTAAGTTCGCCGAAATCATTGCGGCCACTAAGGATGCGCTCCAGTTGGAGAACCCCGCGGAGCAAAAGTATGAGCTACATAAAATTGCTCATAAAGCCAAAATGCGGGATGCTTTTGAGCTGGAGAAGATGTATGTAGATCAGGTTCAATATGAGTCTCAGTCGGAGACTATGACGGTCAAGGAACTGTTCGAGCAGAACTTTGAGCGGAGTTATTTGATTCCTGATCTGCTGCCAAACCCTGCTGTCGTCTTGATTTACGGCGCTGGTGGTGACGGGAAGTCAATGGCAGCTTGGACTCTGGCTAAACACGTTGCTACCGGGGCGCCATTCGTTATTCGAGGGCAGCATGTCCCAGTGCAGCAGGGGCCGGTGCTGCTGCTAAACGGAGATCAGCCGCTGGGGCAGGTGCAGGAGCAGCTGCAGGAGGTTGAGATGCCTGCCGATGCTCCAGTCACCCTGCGTACTGACTGGACGCTCCAGTCGTATGCACGCTTCCAAAAACTGATGGAACGGGTGCGGCCCCGGCTGGTGGTGATCGACTCGCTTATCGGCTGCTCTGGTGGTAGGGCGTTCGACGAAAACAAGTCGGATTTCGCCACGCCTCTGTACTGGCTGACCCGGAACAACGGGGTGCTTTTCCCGGCTACCACCATCCTCATCATTCACCACGCCAACAAAACCGGCGGCTTCCGGGGCACCAGTGCGATCCGGGATGCGGTGGATGAAACCTGGAGCCTCAAGCGGCCCAGCGACAAGCAGATCGAGCAGACGGGAGGCAACGCCCGGATCATCACCATTGAGAAGTCGCGCTCTGGACGCGGAGGCACCAGCCTGCTGCTGCGTCAGGAGGCCGACCTGACCTTCACGCTGGCCGATTGGACCCCTGAGGTCGATCCAACCGAAACGGCGCCTTCTGGGGTCACTGACAGGGTGCTCCAGCGGCTTCGCGTGGTTTACCCCGATGGCAAGACCCGGGAAGACCTCAACGCCGACGCTCTGTGTGGTGGCAGCGTCGCCGGAATCAGGAAGTCGCTCCAGCGGCTGGAGAAGCGTGGCCTGATTCAAGTGGTGGGCACCCGTAAGGACTCCCCTAAAGGCGGTAGACCCAGCAATGTGTACCAGGCGGTTGTAGCTCTCTCGCGGGGAGAGGGGGGAAAAGGGTGTCTCATTGACCAAAAACCCTGTCCTGACAAGGATTTAGCAATGGGACACTACCCTGCTGAAGTAGAAAGTGTCCCAGTTGCCTCTCAGATGGGACACCTTGGCTCTGTAGAGGGGGGCTGTCCCATTGCAGATCCCTCTGATACCAAGCGGTTTCAGCAAATGGACACCCCTGAGACATATACCCCCGCGAGGGAGGAGCGGACGGAAGCCGAGATGGAGCAGCTGAAGCAGGCTGCGGCGGACGCATGGAGCTGACGCCGTGCCTAACTTTTTGTTGTGGCTCCTTGCCAAAATCAGCCAGCCTGCTCGGAGGGATCCAGTGGACGTAACCGACAGCAGGCCCAAGCCCCGTCCTCCTCGGCGGCCCACCTTCAACTTCATCCAGAACTCCATCCCCGATGACGTCCACAGCGTCATTCGGACCACGTGGTTCAAAAACGGGAAAGTGACCGAGGTGGACCAGATCATCCTTCCCGAGGATGAAGACTCCCTGGAGGTGTTCCAGTACCTCGTCGGTGGGGCCCTGCGGAATGGTTGTGACGTCACCGTCATGACCACCTACCCTCCTGAGGCCCTGGGGGTGCCCCGCGAATGACCGACTCGAAACTGCTGCAGCGCCTACAGAAGGCGGGCCAGTGCTGCGCTACCTGTGGGCAGGCCTACGGCAAACCCACATCAAGTATGAGTACGTGCTGGCACGGCGTCTGTGACGTTTGCGGACTGGAGATGACCGTCACCAGCACCCGGGACTACGGCTACCTGCAGCAGGGGATTGTTACAGCGCGTAAAGCGGACGCTTGCGATACCGCTGGCCGTGTGTAACACTAAGAGAGTTCAACCAAAGGGGAGGCGCCTGTCTCCCTCACACAATGGACGTCACCCTAACCATCCCTCAAGAGAAAGTCACCCAACTCAGCATCTGGTATTTCGCCGTCCGCTGGAGTCGTTTTGCCTTGGAAGACAAGGTGAAGATGTACCAGCGGACAGGTCAGCCCTGTGCCTACGACGAGACCTGTCTGCTTACCCTTCTGGAAGTGGAGAAGTTTCTCGAAGGCACCTGGGAGGACTACATGGATACCCTTGAGAAGAATCTCCAGGCTTCCCGAGACAAACTCGCTGCGGTGCCGACCTATGCCTGATGTGCTTGCCGTACTGGAAATTAACTGTGATGTCGATGGGCTTTGTACTGTTGTCGCTGACGTCGATGACATTGTTGTTATCGGCAAGGCGTCGCTACTCGACCCGGAAGAGTACGGAGCTGCCATGTGCAGAGGCTCCTTCTACCTTCAAGATGACGAAGTGATTCCAGAGGACGATGGAGACCTCGCAGAATTTGTCGAAGCCCGAATCGACGAGTGGGAACCGGTCGACCTGTCCGATCTATACGGCGATTGCGAGGACAGTCCGTAACGAGGCTGACTACGACGACTGGGAGTACGGCACTGAGCCGATCCGTGGAGACACTGCTTGGATAGCCCCGACAAGTGTGCTCCACGTCTACTCCCGGTTGCTCCAGCGGTTTCAGGAGGCAGAGACTGTGAGTCATCAGCAACTGGCAGCCATTGCTATTTCTGAGCTTCTTACTCTCCCACCTGAGACTCTGACGAGACTCTCGCAAGCGCTCACTCCTCTAGTACACTAATTTCGTTTTATTACTCGCCATGCTTACTCTCCTCTCTGACAAGGAAATCAATCAGCTTCACACCTACATGACTGAGCTGACCACCACGGTGGAAAACCTGACCCGGATTCTCGGCGGTGCCCAGACCGTTGCTTTCGACGTGGAGCAACCCACCAGCATCAAACCAGCAAAAGTTGTTGCTCCAGTGCAAGAGTCTCAGCCTAAGACTCGTGTGTACAAAGCTAGGAAAGCCGGTAAAACTTCGCTGTCAGCGCGTCAGGTCGCTGAAATTAAAAGGTTGCTGCGTGATGGCACGTCCGCGACTGATATTGCGCGTCGCTACAAGGTCCACTACACCACGGTCTACGCGATTAAGTCGGGCAGGAGCTGGAAGAACATCCAGCCTGCTGGTGCCAAACCCCTGGAGATCCTGGAGATTCGTAAGTGATCTTGTGTGACACAGATATACGGGCCCTCTGTGAGGGGGGCCTTGTCGATCCTTACGATCCAGTCCTAGTCAATCCAGCCAGCCTGGATGTACGCCTTGGGTTTGAGTTGATGGTTGAGGTGGAGGAGTATCCGACACTGATTCCAGTCGATATAACCGGGCACACGCCAGAGAATCCGTTCTATCTGCGGCCCGGGGAATTTGTACTGGGATGCACCATCGAAACGTTTTATCTGCCGGTGGATGTGGCGGGCCAGTTTGCCCTTAAAAGTACCCGGGCACGCCAAGGACTGGAGCACCTGATGGCTGGTTACTGCGATCCAGGTTGGTCTGGGTCGAAGCTGACCCTGGAACTGCAGAATGCCCGCAGTTTGCATCCGGTTGCTCTATGGCCGGAGATGCGGATTGGGCAGCTTGTGTTCCATCGCATGTCGGCTATCCCATCGCGGGATTACTCCGTGACTGGGCACTACAACAACGACGTTTCTGTGCAGGCTGCCAAGTATGTCTGATCCAGTCAACCATCCTTCTCATTACGCATCCAGTCGTAAGTACGAAGTGATCGACGTCATCGAAGACTCTGTGCAGTTTGCGCCAGATGCAGTCAGTGGTGGACTCCAGTGGCAGGTACTTAAATATGTGCATCGCTGCTGGGGCAAACACAACACCGTTGAGGATTTGTCTAAGGCTCGCTGGTATCTGAATCGTCTCATTACCCATCTTGAAACTACCGATGGACAACTTTAAGTTTGAGCTGATCCGGGCTAACGCAGCCCAAGAAATTATGTACTGCATGAACGCCAAGTTCCAGGCAGTAACTGCCCAGGCTCTTGTCGATGCCTTTGTAGATTTTGCTTCCGGGTGCGGCTACCAGAAAGAAAGTTTGATCGAGGCTTTCGAGATGCTTGCCGAAGAAGACCTGCTGTACACAATTAAGGAGCATCCTTTACAAGAGGACTGATGAAGTGTCCGAAGTGTAAAAGTACCAGCACTCGTGTGACGTGTACAAAGCACCACGGGGATGAAACTAAGCGGTACTGTCGTTGCCTGGACTGTGAGAAGCGTTACATCACGATTGAGACGTACGTAGTTCCAGTTCGGGAGATACATCCCAGGCAGATTAAGCGTGGGGAGGAGAATAACTTTGCCGTTTTGACGGAACAAAACGTGCGGGACATACGTCAACTCGCGCAGGACACCACCTACAAAGTGATTGCTAAGCGGTATGGGATTCATCCGCAAACTGTTTACCGCATCGTCAAGGCGAAGCGGTGGGCACACCTAAAAGACACACCAGCTCTCTAGTCATGCCAGCACAAGCAACAGTCTTAAATCCATCGGTTAGAGCCAGGCAAGCACGTAACCGGACACTCAACATTCG